TCCATAGCAACAAATGGATGTTCTTTTGTAAATCGTTGTCCCATAATTTCATAGCTGAAATTTGGGCGTGTCATCTTAACAAGAACCATATCCTCTTGCTTAACTACTTTTGGTTCCGCCTTTGGCAATGTTGTATTCATTTCTTTTTCTTCTTCCTCTATTCCTTTGGCCTTCTTATAAATGGCCCAGGTTACGCCTTCTTCTACGAGGGCAGCAATAATTTCTTTTTTACCTTTTTGGTCTGTAATATCAACTGCAAAGTCTTCAGCAATCTGCTTCAGCTCTCCAACTTTTAATGTATCAAATGACATTAATTTCTCCTTTTGTAGGTCATTTAATTATAGCATTAGTACATTAAAAGGAAAAGCCCCCAAATTAATGGGGGCCTTTCAGCAGATCTAAATCCTAAATTAGGAAGCGACCTTAACGTTCTTAACAACAACCCATGCATCTGCCTGCTCAATTTGAACACCAACGCGAGTATACATTGTATATTCGATTGCGTCCTTCTTTGGCCAGAAGAAGCGATAGACGGTTACATCACGCTTGATACCAATAACTACGTTATTTGGGAATGTCAAGTGGACGTCACCATGGTTGCCAGTTTCGCCTGAGTAGTCGCCATCTTGTGCCTCTGGAAGTAGAGGAACTTCAACAATCGGAATACCGAATGCGAATGGTGCTACGTAGCCTGCTGGGCCACCTAGTGGCTGTACACCCTCACCACGGATAATGCTTGAAGCGATATCCTGTGGGATGGTCTGGTTTGTTCCAATGCTGTTTGCGTACAGGAAGTCCTGAATCAAATTGGAACCAGCGAGGAAGCGAAGGTCTGAACGACGTTGCTTATACTTACGTGGAAGCTCTTTGAGAGCTGAGTTGAAGAGTGCACGGCTGATGTTTGCACCAGCTGCATCTACAACGTGACCGTACTGCTTTGCCTTCTTAACAACACCATCAAATGACTTATAGAGTGCATCTGATGTGAGGGCAGTATTTCCATTGAGGATTACATCTTCAATATCATTACCTGCCTGTGTTGCCATCATGCGGGCAATATGATCTTCTAGATCTGGACCTTCAATATTGTCTTCGAGAGACTCTGTTGAAAGCTCCCAGTCCAAGCGAAGCTTCTTTGTTGTAAGAGAGATCTTGGAGAATGTGACAGCAGCGTTTGCGCTTGTGTCATCAGCTTCTGTAGCGAGCTTCATAAGCTTCTCGCCAACACCAATACGATCAATCTCAGTGGTGTCTGCTCGCATGCGAACAGTACGAGCCACCTTACCAATTACTGTTGCGTCAAACATATAATCTAGGAAACGTGCGGATTGCTCAGGATTGAGTAGGCCACCTTCTCCTTCAGACCCGATGTGGATACCAGTATTTGCTACTGCTGATCCAGTCATGCCTGCGGTTACTGTTGTGTTTGCTGCAACTGCTTTTTCTAACATTTCATTGCTCATTATATTTTTCACCTACCTTTTATTTTAAAAGTTCATTCACGGAACCGAGGAAAGAACCGTTCCATTTTGATTTCTTGATTGTTACTTCCTGTGACCCGCCAAGGTCATAGGACTTCTTAACTGCGGTCTCTGATTCTACCGCTCCGACACGCTTTTCTACGCCATCAATCGTGTTCTTGATATCTTCTACAGCCTTTGAAAGTGCTGCATGTTGTTCTGCCAATTCTGAAATTCGGCCATCAACGCTCTTGCTGAAGGTTTCAACTGTATCTTTGATAGCAGTTACCTGTGCAGCATTAGCTTCTGATGCCTTATTTAGAGTTTCTGAGAAAAAGCCTTTTAGATCGCCAAGCATCTTTGCAAAATCAGGTTCATCAACCTCAACTTCTGATACGTCGGCTGCTTTTTCCAGAATTTCGGCAGAAGCGTCTTCAGCAGGAGCTGCTTCTTCAGCAGGTGCTGCTTCAGCAGGTGCTGTCTCTTCGACAGGTGCTGCTTCTTCAACTGCAGGAGTTTCTTCAACTGCTGCTAGTGTTTCTGTGTTTTCTGACACTTCATTACCTCCTTCTGCGTTTGCCTGTTTTGCAATTGTGTTTGTATCAGGCAACGTTAATCTTGACTTGTGTAAATCAAGAATTCTATTTATTTCCTTTGCTTTATTTGTATCATTTGATTCTACCCAACCGATTAAAGTTGCAGGCTTTCCAGAAACTGGTGATGTGTATTCTGACTCCGTCGACATAAACACAGAATCGCTGTCTTCACAATAAAAAATGTTTTCTACTTTTGTCTCTGCTGCAATTCCCTTGAACATCAATTGACCGTTCATCTTTTGAATTGACAAAATGTTGCATAGTTCATTTGCAGGAGAATCTACAACTGATAGCTCCATAAGAGAGTATTCTTTGATAAATCTTACTGGCTTACCTGTTGACTTGTTTACTTCATTCTCTGAATCAATTATCTTTCCGCCGATTGAAAATCCTTGTAGGGTTCCGTCCAAAATCTTTTCCCATGTGTCTTGTGCGCCTTTTGAAATGTATGCGTCTACATAAACTCCGTTGAAGAATTCGCCAGTCTTAGGATCAAAAAATGTTTCTGGCTTAAACGATACCATTTTGCCAACAGCATTTGATCCATGCATCTCACGAATGTTTCCACGGAAAGATTCAAATGCCTTTAGTGATGCTTCTGCTGTTACGACATCTCCAGTTTGATCAAGATTGTCTAGCGTAGCAAATCCAGAAACTGTGCGCTTTTCACGATTGACTTTCGTGAATGGCACAGATAGATTGATATTATCGCCATTAGATGACCATAGAGATTTTTCAATATTCATATGCTTAATTTTATAACGTTATTATATATAAGGCAAATAATCAGTTGAGTAGTATTACTCGACTTGTCTGCCTTCGCCCTGTGGATTTCTGGCTTCCCCCGAAATATCAGGTGAATTATTTTCTCTTTCCTGATCTCTAGTTCTGGTATTTCCAGCCTGGGCTCTTACTTCCGCCTGCTCTTGAGGCTTCAATTCAACTACCTCGTCGCCACCATCCATTGGCACCATGCCCTTACGAATTCTAACTTCATTAGGGGTAATTACCTTCATTCTTAAATATCTCTCATCAATCTTTGACTGAGTATCTTCGTCCGTAAGGCTAAGCTCATTAAATTTAATACTAAGAGCATCTGTCATTTCTTCAATTAGTTTATTTAATTTCTTTTCCATAATTTCCTGCATTGGCTTACAGACCTGCTCTTTAAATGTTTTATCAGCATCTCTAGCATTTGCCAATGAAATTCCTTGAGGGCTACCAATTTTAGAAATTGGAACACGATGTGCCATTAATATTTCATCTCTATTTGCTTGACGATAAACATTAAATGAAGACTCTTGTGATCCCGCCTCAATTGGTTCCATCTTAAATTCTACCTTGGCGTCTGGTGAATCTGCAGGGAGTGGAATATATAGAGATCTGTGATTCTTGCCTCTTAGGCCTACCTGGAAAAACTCCAAAAGTTTGCGTTCTGATTCTGTAGAAAGCTTTGCGCCTTTTACTGTAATAATATATCTTGGGACTGCTTTATTTTCAAAATAGTCTAAATTATATTTACCAGCAAATTCATTTCCTGCCATAGCATTTGATGCTGCGACAATATCTGGAATTCCGTAGTAGTTATTACGTGGTGTATATTTCTTTAAATGAATAATTTCATTAGGTCTATCGCTTCCGTCCGCAATTGGGTTAGGGGTTTCCTGGTCTCCAAAATTACGGAAGAATACGGCCTTGCCGTAAAGCAACTGAATAAATCCGTCTCTTAGTCGTCGGACACGCATAGTCTTTGAAGGGATATGCCCAATATAACCAATCTTTCCAGAAGTTGTTCTACCAATTTCTAGATAGCCATTACCTGTTGCTTCTACGTCTGTATAGAATTTAACTAGTGTTTCCTTAAATGTCTCTTCTTCATTGCAATCTTCTAGCCATTCATGTAGGTCTTGACGAATTCTGTCAATCTTTCTACGTGCCCGCTCTAGCTGTGTGTCATTATCAATTTCATCAATTGCATCTATTGTTTTACGAGTTTCAATAAAATCAAATCCAAGGCCAACTACGTTTGAAACTTTAGCATTTATGGCTGCGTAGTTATAAGGGGATATTTCATAAACTTGTGAAAGATACTCTAGGTTATATGGAGGCTCAATAAGATCGAACATTGCGTAGCCAGTAATTGCTTGTGCAAGCAAGTTCTGCTGAGTTTCTACACCATCAATACCTACAAATCTTTTTTGAATGTTACGATTCATTTTTCGACGGAATGAAGATCCTAGTCCAGAAATTTTTTGCAGGTCTTCGCCAGAAACCATAAATGAATCATTGGACTTGATTACAGTTGCTGACGGGATATGAAAATCTGATGCTGTAAAGGCGTGTACGCCAGTATTTGTTTCTTGCTCGTCATCTTCAAACATTGTCATTTATTTTTGCCTCTGCGCCTTTCGTGTCTCTTCTTTATAAACACCAATATCTAGTGGATCTGGAGTGAGGCCCCACTTTAGCCTCTGTTGCTGGTACTCAAATTCTTCGTCATCAATTTTACG